CCACAGCTCTAACTATTACATGGTAGTGCATAACGCACAGCGATAAATATATAGCTGGAACGAATTGTTCCGTTGAACCGAATTAGTGTCCCTATCCAAATACTTAGAGGGCTTTCCATCTTTGCGTCAGGTTTTTTACTGTACATATTATAGTAGAAACTTTACTTATAGAAAAACATAGGTAGAAGCGTCCCCGACCAATAGTGTACTTTGTGGGGTGGGTGGTCGTATCCTTTAAAGTGTGTAACTCCTTGTTTTTGTAGCGGTATTGCTACAGTTCACGGTTCACAAGGGGGTTAACTTTACTTATAGAACTGGAACTGGACTTATAGTCTTATGTAAAGTAAACTTAAGTGGTTGTATTTCTTAGTATTCTTATAGTTATATTATATTATATATTAGTTTATTTTACTTATTTCTTTAGTGGTTCATAGGTTCACTCTTTTTTAATAGGACATCACCTTTCTGCTACAAACTATTACACCGCAAAAACAAGACGTAAGACCACAGAAAACCAAAAGTTATATCCTATTTAAAAAAAATGTGAACTTAGGAACTGACCTTAAATATCAAACACTTAAGTGTGAACTGAAAGTGGAACTTTGGGAACGCAAATCGTGAACTTTAACTTTAGTCAGAGAACTGGTGATACTAAGAACTGGTTACTATAGTAACTGGTACTATAATATAAAAATTAAAGTTTACATATGAGATAGAAAACTAAAGTTTACATATAAAAATCTGGCGAAAAATTTGAGCCAAAAAAAATCCCCTCGAAATTTCTGAGGGGATTAAATAAACTTCCTTGTTATGCTAATGAAACTCTATAACATTTTTCTTAAGTCATTAAACTTGTATTTGGATTTACAGCTTTCAAGAAATTCCTCAGCAAGTTTTTTTAGTTTTTCCCTAGGTTGTAAAACCTCTTGTTTAGAAATACTAGGGTTGGATTTTGTGGACTTGTTGCCTAGTGTTTTCCATTGTTGGGCTAGTGCTTTAGCTGATTGTTCTAAGTCTGTAAGAGTGATTGTATCGGTATTATCTTCAACTACTGTAACAACCTCTTCAACAGGACTTCCAGCAATCTGTAAATCCGCCCTAAAATCCGCCCATTTTTCTTTAATGTGGGTATCAAGATTTCTCATAAATCCAAGCGGGGCTTTATTACTCCTAAAATAATTGGCCACATCTGCGTTATAATCCGCTTTTAACTCAGTCATAGATTTTACGCAATCTTCAATAGTAAAATTATAAACAACATCTGCGATTTTCACTTTTGTTAATTTAATATTTTTTTCTTGTAGATAATCTGCAATAAAACCTAGATATAATTGAATCCATATATCTGCGAATCTAGTTTTAACCCCGCCAAAAGTACTGCAGTTTTTAAGCATTGGCTCATAATCATCTAGCAATTTAGCTTGAGCCACTTTCTCACTTGCTATACTACTAGCCTTTCTATCTAAGCCTAACCACCCACTCAGAACTTTTACGATATTTATGTTTTTTACTTTCATAGTCTTTACCTCTTTTTAAGTTAAAATTATTGTAGCGATACTGCTACAAATGTTACTGTAGTAAAATATCTACTGCAGTTACTAACCACTTTACCAGAAAATAAGTAAAGTACAAGGACTATATGACTTTTTTTGAAAATAATTGTATGAGTATTATCAATAACTTAGAGTCATTTTTGTAGCAATACCGCTACAATTTCCATATGTTCCACGTGAAACAATTTAGAAATACTTAAGCATATAATCATATTCTAATATACCCACATACTCCCCATGTCCCACTTGACGCACAGCACTAGCATTTACTATATACAGT